AAAGCTTTATGTCTTCGTAGACGGCTACCTTCGCGGTTCAAAAGGTGCGACGGAGTACGGTCGACCGTTCCAAGGACGTATTGAAGAAGTGCCTTTGGTAGACGCTTAATTTTAAGGTGAAAAAAAATGTCGAATATCAGTCTTTACGCCAACATTGAGCGTGTTATTGAGACATCGATCACCAAAACGACGCTTCCTATTTTGCTGCGCCTGTTTGGTATCGACGTTCAAGTGTTCCGACCTAAACCCGACGAGACGTACGACGGTATCTACGGCGTTCATGCCGGTTCAGCTGAGACCGACTATGAGCAATTCACAACGCGTTTGATTCCCCCTAGCTCGGGGTTTTCAACAACATCACCTGATGTGTGGGGTGAGTTTGATCTTGTCCAAGTGTTTACACTGGGGGATATACAGATCAACGACGAGATTGAAGTGACGCGCGTCGACGGTGCAAAAACGCGTTTCAAAGTGACTGATCACATTACGCTGGGCGTGACACGTGAGTTGCTAGCAAAAGTTAGTCTTGTACCGCTAGCCCAGTACAACGCGTCATTAGTCGAGGAAAATGCGCAATTAAGTGCGCTACTGGGGGGCGAGTCGCCTACTACTGTAGATGGGGAAAATACAAATGACGCTGAATTTCTGAACGATGTTGCCGAGCCTGATCCGACTCCTGAACCTGATCCAGTACCAACTCCTGAACCTGATCCAGCACCGACCCCTGAGCCGACCCCTGATCCCAGTGTAACCGTGACGGTTCACGAGACTGACCCTTTTGATATTTACAACACCGGAGGCTCGTAATGGCGGAAATCACGACGACTCTTGCGCATGTTGTCGGTGCGATGATTCAGCGAATTAAGATCCTAGATCCGTCGGTTAATGTCATGTATGACCCGAGTCTGTCTTACGAGTCAGGTGTACGATCTCTGCGCATCTGGGATAACGTCGAGCCTAGTTCAATTACAACTACGCAATTACCTGCGTTGTTTTGGAACCGCTCAGTTTTACGACGACCCGACGGTTCTCTGCGCCACGCTAACCATACGCTGCGCGGAAACTCACACGAGGCATATCGCTATAGCCGTTACCGTGGTTACTTTGCGGAATTCGATTTTAGCTTTTTGTATTGCGTCGACTCTCTGAAGGATCTCGAAGTCTTTGAAATTCTTTATAGCGGTGAGTATGCATTGAACGTCGAAAAAACGATCAGCATCGATTTCGGTGGTGACGTTGGTGTACTGGACTATCGGCTTGATTGGCAACCACTGGACGATTTGCAGATTGAGGTTGAGTCCTCGTACTACAAAGCAATTGGCGCGAGCTGCAAAGTTCAGGGTTACCAAGTGATTGACCTGTCGGCAGATGATGCGGTGATTTTGTACCCACACCTTGACGTGTGGCTAGACGGGCATGCGGATCGAAATCTGGATGACCCTGAAGTGATTCAGGCGTACCGCGACGCAAGCGGGGCTAATGATGACTGAGAAAGTGAAGCGGGTAACTAATCCGCGTGACGAATGGGAAGTTGAAATGACTGTAAAAATTGAACGCAAAACGTTGAAAAGTTCTGTAGATCACCCGCTGTATTTGAGTTATGGCGGTGAAGGTATCGTGCTGGCACCGAAAGGCACGATCAAAAATATCAACCCGAATAAACTCGGGGCATTACCGCGCGGTGCGACTCTCGTCGACTAGCGGATATTGCATGTGTGACAGCTGTCTTGAGCTTGAGAATTGAGAATACTTTACAGATAAAATGGAGTCACCATTATGGCTGCACCACACGTAAGATTCAGTGAGGTTGATCTGTCACAGCGCGTACCGTCCTCAAATGGCGTTTATGCTGCGCTTCAAATCCCTCAAGCTAAGCGTGGGACGCTGGAACCTGTTTTAGTTACTAGCGAAACACAACTTTTAAACTTATTTACTCCAGCGGGACGCATCGAGGTCGGCTACGACCTTGCATACTATTCTGCGCTGGCATACTTGCAGAAGTCGAACAAACTTTGGGTACAGCGCGTCCTCAATGACGATGTAGCAGGTGGTGAAGCGTACGCCTTTGCAGGTTGCGCAGTTCGTGAGCACGAGTACCCTAACAATCAGGTACGCGGTGTTGTTAGTGCCGTTGTTCCTGACGCTGACCCAAGTGCTGTTGCAAAGACAAGTACACTTGTAGGTACAGGTACAGTCTTTACAGCTGAGCTGAGCGTCGGTCAAGTTGTGACCGTCGACGGTATGGATCTGACTGTTGCAGCGGTTGTATCTGATACAGAAGTCACTGTCGTTGAAGAGATCACAACAGCGATCACCGATGCGGCGATGACTGTTGCAGGTACAGAGACGCTAACCGGTACTCTGGCAGTAACTGACACGTCAACAACGGTTGTAGGTACGGGTACGGCGTTTACGACCGAGCTGACAGCGGGTGATGTTGTTACGATCAACGGCACCGAGTACACCGTTGCTTCAATCACTGACGACAGCAACGTTGAAATGACGGTTGCAGCGGCTGAAACCGTTGCAGGTCTGACAGCAACTAAAGCGGTTGTTGTAACGCTGACAGGCACTGGCAGTGCAATTCTGGTTGAGCCAGACGCGCCAAGCACAATGACTATCACCGGTATCGACACTGCGTTTATGGCGCAAGTTGATGCGGGCGACGTGATCACAATCAATGGCGAGCCATTTGAAGTAAGTGCAGTGGTTTCTGACACTGAAATCACACTGTCGACAGGTATCACTGAGTCTGTAACGAATGCTGCAATGTTCGTTGAAGGCAAAAACCTTGCAGACTGGGACGTTGGCTACTTCGATCCAGCTTCGACATTTGAAGTGGATAGCAACTGGGGTCAATACGACGCCTTCATGCTACATGCAGCTGACGCTGGCGACTGGGCAAACGACATTTCCGTTCGCGTTGTTAACTACGCTGAGCAGGAAGCGGTAACCGGCACAGCAACAGGTGGTTTTGCGGTCACACGTTTCTGGGCAGAGGGCGTTAAAGTTCGCGTAGCGAAATACGTCAAAGCGGCGTCTCAGAACGGTGTACCAACCACAGCGATGGTATCGGACGGTGACGTGCTGACACTGCGTACGTCTGGCGATGAGCGCAAGCTCTTTAACGGTTCGCTGCCAATCACACTGAACCAAGGCGACACGTTGGTTATCGTACCAGTTGAAACACTGTGTAAGACGCCTGATGCGTTTGCGTTGCAGGTTATGTACAAGGGCGAAGTGAAAGAGCTGTTTGAAGTCTCACTCAACCCTGCACGTCTGAACGGTTTTGGTCGCGCGATGTTCATTGAGTCTGTTCTTGAAGCATCTAGCTACATCCGTGCAATCGCACGTGCAGGTAGCGAAATGCAGATGGTACAGGACGGTATCGCTAAGCTGGCGGGCGGTGATGACGGCGGTGCAGTCACTACGGGTAATATGATTCGTGGTCTGGAACCGTTCGAGAACAAAGATTTTTACGCCTTGACCATGTTCCTTGACGGCGGTTTTGCGCAGATTCCGTACCAAGCGGCGCTGATTGCACTGGCTGAGAAGCGAAAGGACTGCGTGGCGATGCTTTCAGTACCTTACGACCGTGAGGCGTCTAGCAACTACCTCAACGAGATCAACGAGTTCCGTAAGCTCGATGCTAACTACAACTCGTCTTTTGCAGCCTTGTATTCACCACACGTTCGCGTTTACGACAAATTCAATGATCGTATGCTGTACGTATCTCCTGAGTCGTACGCAGCGGCTATCGTTTCTGATACTGCCGGTAACCGTGAAATTTGGTATCCAGCCGCCGGTTTCCGTCGAGGCATGCTGAACGTTCTTGACGTTCGTCGTCGCTACACCGGCGGAGAAATGGACGCGCTGTACGATGCGGGTATCAACCCAATTCGCTTCGCAGTCGGTCGCGGCATTCTCGTATGGGGTCAGAAGACGCTGTCAGCGTCACCAAGCGCATTGGATCGACTCAACGTTCGCATGCTGCTGATCACGATTCAGCCAGCGGTTGCGCGTCTGCTTGAAGAGTACGTGTTCGAGTTCAATGACCCGATCACACGGGCGACTATCACGTCTCAGATAAGTGCGTACTTAGAAAATATTCAGGCGCGTCGCGGTCTTTACGACTACCACGTGATTTGTTCTGAGGAGAATAACACGCCTGCTGATGTTGACGCAAACAAGCTGAACGTTTGGATTTTCGTCAAGCCGACCAAGTCTGCCGAGTTCGTGAAGCTGACTACAGCAATCACAAGCACCGGTATGGACTTTGCACTTGCCGCTGAACAACTTTAAGGAGTAGATCATGGCTAGACCACAAATCACGCAAATTCGTCACTCTGTCGACTTTGCGCAGAATCACCGTTGGGATCTTCGTTTCACACGATTCCCTACGGCAGTCGCGGCTGACTCCGAATCTTTGAACTTTCGTTGTGTAAGTTCAACTGTTCCCGTCAAGACGCAGACTCCAATCGATGTGAATATTCGCGGTCACCACATTCGCGTAGCGGGTGTAACCGACAGCGACCACACAATCACATTCAGCTTCGTTGAAGACGTGAGCAACACGGTATCTAACGTGATTCGTTCATGGCGTGAAGCGATCTGGGAAAGCAAAACCGGTATCTCTCGTCCTTTCAACGAGTTGGTTGCGACTATCCAGATCATTCGTCTGAATAACCAAGATGAACCGATTTGGCAGTATGAACTGTCAGACTGCTTCCTTGAGAGCTACACCGCAGGTGATCTCACAGGTGAAGGTGGTGATCTGATTCGTCCAGAAATGACGCTGAGTTACAACTACTTCACTGACGGCGCAGTTTAATCCGTCTTTGATACTCGCACCTACGGCGTTCGCGCCGTAGGTGTCTCTCTCTTTTTTCAGTCAATTGACTCTTCTTTAAAATCTTTAAAAATTCCCAGTATCTCTATGAATTATAGAGATTTTATGTGCGTTTTGCAAGTCAATACGTCGATAAAGATTTTAAAGAGAAGTTAATCCTCGGAGGTTGGCATCGTGGCGTTTCTCAATAACATTACACAAGTTCGCAATGTCGAGTGGGCGACCTCTTATTTGTGGGACGTTCGATTTTTAGGTGCGCCATCTCCCTTCCACAACTGGTTTCCAGCGACGGCGGTAGAGCAAGAGCTTCTAACGGTAAACGCACACAGTTTTGAAGCAGGTCTGACGACGTTCGATTTTCCCCGCGCGTCTGCATCTAAGTCCATTACGTTGACCTTTTTGGATGACGAAAGCCATTCGCTTCAAAGCTGGATGCGAGGTTGGGTGGATAACACCATTTTCATGGGTGGGCAGTACGTCAACTATCTATCCGCGTCAGTAAAAGAGTTGCATATAGTCAAACTCGACCGTCGACGCAATCCGCTGTTCGATCAGCCTGAAGTCTTTTACGTCTTTCCAGAGGGCGGCATGAGTTATGCCGGTTCGTCGGAGTCGGGTGCACTGGAGTTCTCAGTGTCATTCCGCGTTGCAGGACGTGGGTCAACGAGCGGGCAAAGTAGCAACAGCGGCAGTGGTCAGCAGCTTTCCGCACTTTCAGCAGATTCTCTATCGGGATTTGCCGGTTAATCAACAATTCCCGCACCAAGCGGTTTGAGGTCAAACATGTCTATCAAAATTACTCTTGATACCCCCTTCGGTCAGTTCACGACTACAGATGCAAACGCACGCTTTCTCGTGCTCGGTAAATCCTTTGGCGGCTCTCCAATCAAAGCGTACTGGGTGCGCTCGCGCGAAGCTGTACAGTCACGTGTTCTTGATTTGCGTCAGCGTCAGCAGCGCATGCTCGGTGTTTTCAATGTCGAAGCCGCCGCTCTTACCGCAGCACCGCTTTCGATGAATTTTGAACCCGTCGAGTCTGACGTTACCCCTGAGACCGACGCATAAGCGTTTTGAGCACTGAGATTGAGATTATGAGCAGAGATTCTTTACCCGTCATAAAAGTCGACGAGTTGCCCAGCCGATTTCTCCCTTACCCAGACGGCACCGTGATTCGGTACTATCCGTACACGTTTGGTGAAATCAAAAAGCTTTCGCAGATGCAGGGCAATCCAGCCGAAGTTTTTCGTGTCATTTTAGGTGGTATCGAAACTGAAGGCGTGGAGTCGAGCGACATCACGTTAAGTGACTTCCTATTCATCGCGCTTTTGCGCAAGCTTTCCTCACTGGGTAGTTCGACGTTCACGTTGACTCTGCCGTGCGGCAATTGCTTTGAATCGGTCACGAAGTCTTTCACGACTGATCAGCTGGAATTCAGCGATCTTGAGGTGCCCGCGCTACCTGTCACATTGACGTTAGGTGCAGCCGACACCGAGTTACAGTTCAAGCCGCTCACAATTGGCGGATTTCTGAAGCTGTCAAACGCGAATGCACTTGATGATGAGTTGGCATTATTAGCGGCTGAGGTCGTTAATCTTGACTACGACGCCGCGCGCAGCGTGATCGAAAACTCGACAGGTGAAGATCTCGAATTATTGTCTCAGGTAGATGAGTATCTATTTCACGACGTGAAGCCGCTCGACGTTGAATGCCCCACGTGTAAACACGTGACGCATCAAACGCTCAAAGGGAGGGAAGATTTAATCCGTCCCTTTCGTCCAAACGACGACGCTGTACGAAATCGAATTCGCTTTGGCGTATAAACTCAATACCCCAGCACCGCTCTCAGATCCGATGGATTTTGCAGAAGTCCGTTGGCTATATGAGCGTTTGCTGTCTCAGATCAAAGAAGAGTCTGCCGCACGATAAATTTGAGGTC